TTAAAAAATGAGCAGTTGCACGGAAGTGGGGGGGGTAATACTGACCCCCCCACTTCACTTTTGGCGAAGCACATAAAACAATGACTCGTGCATTGGTGCGTTACGCGCCGACACGGCAAGTAGCGCGCTACTCGCGCGCAGCCAGACCCGTTAGCCCTTACCTTAGTGCTGCCAGCACGGCATGGCAGTTCCGTAAACCGGTCGGCGGGCTCGCCAAGTTCGCCGGCAAACGTATTTGGCGAGCCTATAAAGGATATAAAACCCGCAAGAGCAAGCGGGCACGCATGGCACCAGGGGCGCCATCGGTTTCAAAATCTACACAAGACCTAACAACGTCTCAACAGATAAACGTCGGCATCGAGACGTTGTACAAAGACACGTTGATCGCTCCAAGTCAACCAACAAGCCAAAACGAATACAACGTGCGTGACAAGGCAATTGTATTTTACAACGGTTTCAAAATCTGTCGAGTTTTTGAAAACACCGGAGCACAGTGGATAGAAGTTCACTATGCTATCGTCCAGTGGCGTAAAGACACATACGAGGCCACCACGGACGGTATGAAAGAAGGATTCTTTCGAGACACAAGCATTATCAATGCCAATAACAGCCGAACATCGGATTTCGAGGACGTTATTGGCGCAAGACTGTACAATCACAAGTACAGCTGCCTGCCGATGAATCCGAACAAGAAGTACCGCATCATTACGCATAGACGTTTTACGTTAATGCCGCGACGCGTAGATGCCGGTGGCATGCGTCACGTGAAGAAGCTGAATTTCTATATGCCAGTCAAGAAACGAATGAATTTCCAAACCCGCGATGCAATCCAACCAGATACTCCGTTCGACGAGGTTTGGTGGTACACAACCAATACACAGACTGACTGGAACGCAATTGCGAACCCACAAAACTATCAACAAATCAGAACGTGGAATACCAATCGTTTATATTTTAAAGGATAAAAAGACCCACCTAACCCAACCAGGCGCCGGGGGCGATTATAGGGGTGTGCTAGGTAGTGTATATAGTAGCCCTATGGGCGCCGGGGGCGCCGGATTACAAGTTCAACGTATCATATCTGTCTTGCGTGAGTCTGTTGTAATCCGGATGTTCGTTGCTGAAGACAACCACATGTACTTTATTTAAAAGAACTTTGGTCGCCGAATGATATTTCGGAGACCATACCAACCGATCCTTGATCATTTCCATGATCCCATAATTCAAATATTCCATTTGTCCACGAGGGACATCCAGAAAGAACACTTTCGTCTGAATTTCAATACCGTTAGCGATATCGTCACGTTTTGATATACTAAATTTCTGAACAATGCCAGGATTTTTTGTCATATACCAACGGACAAACCAGCTTTTTCCCTTACCACCATCTAGATCGACGACAAACTTGATAGTTCGGTCGTCTGCATTTCCATCGAGTTCGTCAGCGAGCTCTCGCTGCCACTGTCGGGGTTCCCCGACTTGAAGAGGGGGAGGTTCGAATCGGGCGCGAATGACTTCCAAGATCCTCGGATACTTGGTTGCTGCCACGGGATGGGCGAGGGCAAGCTCGCCGAATGTACACGGTCGTCGATTTTCGGCGGCGAAATCGGAGGCCCAGGCAAATACTGATTCAAGGTCCGTTCGGCGGCCTTGAGACGACTGTGGGAGATTTCCAAACTCCTCAAAATCTCCATCTTTCTTGCAGTATGTAGCGTTCTGTTGGGGGGAACCGCGTGAGGCCTCGAGATGTAATCGTCGAGAGCCGATTCGACTTTTAGCAGTAGCGAGGCTAACAGGCGCTCTGAATATGACATACCCTTGGAGATGTGGTGTACCCTGTTCACCCAGCTCTCTTCCATAGCAGAGATATTCGATGCCGAGATCTTCGACGCCATGGGCGTCGGAAATAACTCTTTGCTCGGCATCCGTATAATTATTAAGCGTCCACGTCCAAAATTTCGACCGCATTTTTAAAAAATGAGCAGTTGCACGGAAGTGGGGGGGGTAATACTGACCCCCCCACTTCACTTTTGGCGAAGCACATAAAACAATGACTCGTGCATTGGTGCGTTACGCGCCGACACGGCAAGTAGCGCGCTACTCGCGCGCAG